ATGGTCAACGAAGTTAAAGCCCCAACCAAAAACCGCCATTTCTTGGTTAAAGATGATGCAGTCCAGTTGTTTGCAGACAATGCAGGCGAGATTGATATCACCTCTACTGACGTATTTAAAATGGATACCGTTGATAGCATGAAGACGGTTATGGATCAGATGATCTTGCCACCGCCTATCGTCAAGTTTGAAGGCGATGTAATGAGCGAAGATAGCCCATTGCGCGTTTGGATGCTGTCACCAGCTCAGTACAACAAGTTTGCGGCTGACCCTCAATTCCGTCAGTACCAAGCAAGTGCCATGGCTCGTGCTTCGAGCGCAGGCAATCATCCGTTGTTCAAAGGTGAAGCTGGCTTGTGGAATGGTTTCTTATTAATCAAAATGAACCGTCCTATTCGCTTCTATGCTGGCGATAGCATGAACTACTGTGCTTCATACACCAGTAACGAAGAGTCAACATCTTTAGTGCCAGCGTCATTCGGTGATGACTTTGCTATTGACCGCTCTATTATCCTTGGTGGCCAGGCTGTAGCTGAAGCATTAGCTGCTTCTGAAAAATCTAAAATCCCATTCTTTTGGTCAGAGAAAAAGCTTGATCATGATGATAAGGTTGAATTGCTAATTGGTGCCATTCGTGGTGTTTCTAAAATCCGCTTTGAAGTTGACGCTGGTGATTATGGTAAGGAATTAACGGATTACGGTGTAACTATCGTAGATACCGTAGTACCTGCCACTATGGGCCGTGGACGCTAGGAGAATATAATGTCAGATATTAAAGCTCGTAACTCTATGCTTACTCATTACTTTGGTGCCACAGTGCCGTATGGTAATGCTTCTATCCTAAGCTACCACTTAGAAACTAACGCTATTGGTGCGGTAGTGAATGGTGATAGCACTGACGCAATCGCTGACGGTGATGTTATCGACCTTGGCGAACTACCTGAAGGCTTCCTACTTGATGATGCTCAGTTATTTGTTATCGCTGGCGCTACTGCATCTGTTACTGCCAGTCTTGGTTTTAAGTATGAAGATGGTGTAGATGATGCAGAAATTCCGCAAGACGCTGAGTATTTCCTTGCCGCAGGCGCAGACCTTGCAACTGCTGGCCGCTTGCGTGCCGATGGTGGCAAGTTGGTTATTCTACCTAAAACGGCACGATTAATCCTTACCGTCGCTGGTGCAGTAGATCAAGAGTCTGCTATCCGTGTCACTGTTACTGGTGAACTTACAGGCGCTAAGTAGGTGTGCAGATAAGCGCATCATAACAATATCAATGCTTAAAAGGCTGGCTGGTTTCAGCTAGCCTTTTTTTAGGAGCAACCACTATGAGTAGTAAAAATGAAATTGGCGTTAAGTATATCGGTCGTCGCAACCCTTGGACTGACCGTATTTATAGCACTGGTTTGTCTTTCGAGCCTACACAGGTTCGCTATCTATCGGGCGAAGTGGCGCAGCGACTTCTACGCCATAAAGATTTATTTGCAGAGTTTACGGCTGACGACGCAGATAATGAAGGTGAAGACGTTGACACTAATGCCAACACAGATGAAGACAAGCCGGATGAAGATGACACAGCAGCATTGCTCGAAGCACAGGCCAAGAAAGATGCTGAAGCACAAGCGAAGCAGGTAGAGAAGCAGCAGCTCTATGATCAAATCAATCAAATGGAAGATAAGGCGGCTATCCAAAATTTTGCGCTTGAAAACTATGGTCATAAAATCAGTAAGGTTATGACTGAAGAGAATATGCGTGCTGAAGCTATCGGCCTTATTGATCAGTTTGGTGTTGTCTAATGAACCTAGCTGCCCTTGTTCGCAAGTTTAGAGTGGCAGCGTTCGACCGTGAAGAGCCGTATCTTTTTGAGACTGAAGATATTATTGATTGGTTGAACGATGCTGAAAAGGAAGCCGCCACACGTAAGCGACTGATACACGAGTCCGTGAATACTGACGTTTGCGTGATTGACGTAGTTGAAGGTGTAAGCGTCTACCCTTTACATCCTACGCTATACGAGATTGAGTGTGCTTATTACATTGACCCTATACGACCAACCGAAAGACCTTGCCGCTTGTACCAGGTATCACAAGAAGATATCAGCCGCATGTATGGCCCTGATTGGCGCACATTTAACTATGGCAGCCGAAATCCGGAATACCTAATACAGAATGATACAGATATTCGTATCGTGCCAGCACCCAAAGCGGACGGCACTATAAAGCTAGAAGGCTATCGAACGCCAATAGTTGAAATGGTGAACGACGATGACACGCCTGAGATAAACCCTATTCATCATGAGTATTTAATACAGTGGGCATTGTATAAAGGCTTTGGCATACCGGACGTTGAGACATTTGACACAAACAAAGCTGACAAGGCTGAAGCTGTGTTTATAGATTATTTTGGCGAAAGACCTAACGCAAACTTACGTCGTCGCACACGCGAAGACGTACCCCATACGGTCGTACCGTTTTGGGTTTAACTTAACTTAGAGGTGATTGATCATGGCTAATACTTTATATGATGCCGCACGTAAACGATTTTTAGAAGCACAGATTAACTGGCAGACTGACACTATCAAAGTGTTCCTTATTGATACTGGTGCATATACCCCACAAACAAGTACGCATGAGTATCTGTCAGATATTGCAACATCAGCGCGTATTGCTGGGCCAGTAACGCTAAGCGGTAAATCCACAACAGGTGGAGCAGCTGACGCAGCTGACGTTACATTTACTTCAGTAAGTGGTGCTAGTATTGAAGCTATTGTAATTTACTCAGACACAGGTACAGAAGCCACCAGTCCGTTGATTGCTTACATCGATACCGCTACTGGTTTGCCTATCACGCCTAATGGTGGTGATATTATTGTCACATGGGATAACGGTACAAACAAAATATTTAAAGTGTAATTCAATAGCGTTCACCATATGTGGTGAACGCTATTGCTCCAATAACAGTGTAGCGTAGGGGTTTTATTGATGACTGATACAGAAAAGCCGCCAACTCAAACGGCTGGCGTGACTGGTATTGATAGCCATGCTGGTATGGGTGAAGCTCCGACTGAGGTGCCAACCGAGCCGCGTATCAACTGGTTTAAACTGGTAGAGTTTCCACCCTTTCAAATGTTTGTTGCCGAACAATCAGGCTTAACTTATGGCGCGACTATGAGTAACTGGATAGCAGCTAGACGCGCCACGTTAAGCGATAGCGTGCTTTACGACCAGTATGCAACATGGCATGAAGCAAAGGGGTTGTGGGTTAATGAAACACCCACTGGCAAAGCAATAGAGGACTAATGTTATGGCAGCTGTACGCTTAGAGTGGTCGCAGTTTGGCGATTTTGATAGTTTTGACGTCTTGCGCTCTAACGAGCCTATGGATGCAAATGCGTTACCAACGCCTATAAAGGAAGGTTTGAGTAGTATGTACTACGCAGACTCAGCAGTGGTTGAGTCTGCAACGTATTATTATAGAGTGGTAGCTATTCGCGGTAGTGAGCGCCTAGTGAGCGCTGAAATAAAAGTTGTTGCTGAGCGTGATATCCACTGGGATAAAGTTGTTTCACTTCTTCATTTTGAAAGCAGCGTCTCAGACGAAAAGGGTGGTGTATGGTCTTTATTTGGTGGCGCATCCATTAGTACGAGTGATAAAAAATTTGGCGCAGGTTCTCTGCTTGTTTTATCGGCAAATCAGTATCTACTTGGGCCGCAAATGCCAGCGTTAGGTTTAGGAGATTTTTGTTTTGAAATGTTCGTTAAAACTTCCAAAAACACATCTTCAATTACTTTGTTCGACAACCGATACGGAGGGGTGTCTGATGGTTTTTCTCCACAATTATCAGACGGTAAAAAGCTTGGTGTTTACGCTAACGGTGCTTGGTTGGTTCCAGCGGTGTCGATAACTTTGGATTTATCTGACTGGGTTCATATTGCATTTACTAGAAAATCAGGATTGTTTAGAGTATTTGTGGGCGGCTTAAAGAAAGCCGAGGTGACTGATAATATCAATTACAGCGCCTATAGAACTATGCTTGGGAATAACGTCAATGCTATATCTTCTCACTTTCTTGGCGGCAATATAGACGAGTTTAGGATTACCAGCGGTGAAGCTAGGTATACTGCTGATTTTACACCACCTCAAAAAGCATTTTTGGCTGGATAATATATGTCGGTAGATAGCGCGATTTTTACGCCAGTATTTTTGACTGGTTTTTATCTTGGTGATGCAACCCCAAGTATATTATCTGCGCCTTACAATCTGTCATCTGAATACGATAAAACAATAGGTAACGAAGCAAGTTACCTAAATGCTTTGGGTGATGATCACTCTTGTTATGGTGAAGCTAGCCTTTCTATTAGTAAGTATAACCCCAGGGCTTTAACTTCATCTTACAAAGCGTTGTCAGACCCTAGCTTGTTAAGCAGCCCATACGACCTTTACTATAGTTTAGATGATGACTCAGAAGTTACAGGCCGTTATATTAGCCTGAGTGGATTTAATAACTTAAATATTGGTAATCATCAAACCTATAATTTAACGCAATATATTTTACCTTATGGCAGCTCGGTTGGGTTTTTTAGCGAACCTCAGAGCGTCATAAACAGCAGTAGAGTAATTGCAGCTAATAGCTGGTTATCGCTGGCAATTAGCAATCCATTAATATACAACCTACAGCAGTTTATAGCACTACAAGGAAAAGGACTTAATCATTCGCTATATGGCACGCCAGCGCTTTTGGGTGGCGTCAAATATATCGCACCGTCAGGCGTATCGCCTTTAACGATCAATAAACCAGTAGCAACCAATACAACAGCAAACCAAACGATATCAAGCGCAGGTAAGATTGCGTTTGAAGCTATGCCGTCACCTCGCGTATCACCTCACATGATATATGCGCCAGGCATATATGGCACGAGCTTTGGTTCAGCGGTAGCGGTACCAACTCCAGTATTAAAACAGATCGGCTCTGATCACGCGCTTGTTGGCACTGCTACCGTTTGGTATCACACCAGGACTATTGGCTTAGTTGGTTTTGTTAATACAGAATTTAGCTATCCGATAGTTTTTGATCCTACACAGTTCATAAAGCCTTCAGCGTTTATAAGAACAACCGTATTCGGTGACACTTACGCTAAAAATGTATGGTCGTTCATTAAGTCGTCAGGAAACATCAATGACGGTGTAGTCACGCCATGGAATAAAATAGAGAATAAAAACAAGTCGTACACGCCCAAGGGTTTTTTATCTGAGTTTTTTGGTGTTCAGTTAATAGCTAACAAATCTCCGTCTATATTCTTTAGCGGTATCGCACCACCTATATTTTACAGCCCTTCTATAGGACATAGAATACAGACGGTTAAGCCCTCAAGCTTCGATCGCCTAGCATTAGGTAGCAACACAGTTACCAAGACGCCCGAGTTACTACCAGTTGGTATAAGCTCAGCAACTCTTGGAACCCAGTGGATATCGCACAGAGTAAGAACGCTAGAAGCGTCAGGGAAAAATGCGTCGCTGTTTAGCGGCCCCGTGGTTTGGTTTAGGTATCGATACGTAACAGCTGGCAAGCCCTGGCAGTCGTCAGTATTCAGCTCGTCAGCTACTATAACGCATGGTGTGAGAGAGGTTATAGCGCAAGGCTTTACAAAGCAGGTTAGCGGAACCCCTGTAATTCAATACAAGACCAGCTATGTTTTACCCACATCTATAAATCCACTGTTTGCAACCAATCACACAGTAGGACGCCACCAAGAGGTTAAGCCAGTCAGCTTTATTGCCAGTCTTTTTGGCACGCGCATAATACCTGAGATACAGAATATTTACCCACTGGGAGCTGTTGGCGCTTTCGGACTGGCAAAAACATACCTTAAAACCCAATACCTAAAACCTATTGGTTATTTGACAGCAGGAACCGACCCTACCTTTAGATGGGGACGAGCCAGCGCCTACAATTTGACCAGCTACATCGTGCAAAATTTTGATGGTGGAAACGGATTAGTCCCTCCGGCTTGGTCAGACTGGACAGCAATAGCAAATAGAAATAAATCGGTTGGCGTTGTTGGGCAATCGATGCAGAGGTTTGGATATTCTCAAATAAATAATAACGCCAGGCTGATACAGCCTATCGGATTAGTAGCAACTACGTTTGATAAAAGTATGATTGCTTATCGAATACGCAAGCTACCAATAGAAAGCATTGAAGCGCCTTATATGGCTGGCTGGCATGTGGTGCATAATGCAGCGCGTCCTATCGTTCCTACAGGTGTTGTTAATAGTTTGTTTGGTGTTTCGTCACTACTGAACACAAGGCGCTACCTCGACAGGATAGGCCGCATAGAAACGCAAGAGTTTGGTGAACCAATGGTAGCCTTCCGCATAAGAACGCTTACTATTGAGAAAAGGTACACTATTGAACCTCCGATAATCAGACTTCCAACTATCGACCTATGGACTAGGTACGTTAGCTTTAATGGTTATGAAACTACCAAGTACGGCCTAGCAGCTTTATCGATACACTTTAGGATTATCACACCACGTTGGACGCACACCGAAATAATGGGCAGCCCAGCACTTAAAAATGTTACGCCTGAACTGCTAATCAAAGGGCATGACTCGCAAGAGTTTGGTGTTGGCGCTATTCGTACGCAATGGCGAACAGTGGCAGCCCAAGGTGATAACTTGATGTTGTTTGGTGCTACCAAGATATCAGATACCAAGCAATTTATTATGCTGTCAGGTTTTATAGATAGTGCGTCTAGTCAAAAGCATACTCTTACCCAAGGTGTATCAGCTCCGTACTCTAAGCAATATATATATCTCAATGACGAGAACGATAGTAGTGGTGGAGAGGGCGAAGGTATTGAACCTATAGGCATGCCTAAGCCTTCATTCAATCAAAACGTGCTATACCACTCAGGACACAGTTCTCAACTTTTTGGTGTTGGTTCGGTGCATAGCAATAACATTGCCATAAGAAGCGGAATATCTATCGACAACGTGCCTAATGGCTTGATTGTTAGTAACAAAAACAACTTCATATCACTAGACGGAGAGGGTATTAAGAACCTGATTGTTGTGTCTAAACCAAGGTTGTCACCTCATACAATTTACGCTGTGATGGACGCGCCAGCACAGGCTAAACAAAATCATCCGACTACAAATTTACATTATGTAAATTCAAACTTTGGTAATAGAGCTCCTGGCGAAGCTTTTGGAACACTAAAAATCGAAAGCACAATAAGAAATATTTACCCCAAGTGGCCTGCGGCATCGTCCGCATACACGTTTGGAGTTCCGAAATTAACACTATCACGCTCTGTTATTAAGACGGACGGCTTTAGGCTTGGTAGGTTTGGCGTTCCCAAGATACCATTCTCGCTACAGACCATTACGATAATGCTTGGCACTGAAGCCACTTTGTTTGGTTCCACGAAAGCAGAGAAAGCACCTTACTACGGCCCACAAACTATATCGCCTAGCGGACTTAATGCCACTTTGTTTGGATTAACTTATTCAGATAATTTTATCAGGACGTTGTACGCTGCTGGCAAATCATCGTTATTGATGGGCGCGTCTAAGAGTGGTGATACGCCTTATATGTGGCAAGGATTGCGTGTTGGTGCTTTCGTGCCGTCTTCGGTAGGCGGTGGTGATATGTCCAGGTATGGCGTAACAGTTGTTGGACTAAGGGTTAGAGAGCTGTCTATTGCAGGCTTTAATGCTTTTAGAAGTGAGTATGATGTATCGTTGTTTTATGATCGGATGACAGTAAGTAATATAAAAGACGAGAGCAGACAATCAAAAGGTATTGCCACTATAGGGATAGGCTCAACTACAGCTATGGGTAGTTCAGATGTTAGGCTAGGTCAGCACTTCATAAGACCTGATGGTAATTCAGATCAGCACAGAAAAGGCGTTTACAGAACACCAAGCGATACACTTATCGCCTTAGACCCGGGGTACGGAGGTTTGAGTTAGAGAATCACACAAAAGGATTGTTTATGGCTAAGCAAAGTTTTATGCCGTGTCGCGGCATCGACATGGTTTCAGAGGACGCAGCAATGGTGCAAGGTGGCAGAGAGCCTTTTGTATTTATGCGCGATGCAGTTAATGTTAATGTCACGCCTGGCGGCAAGCTGGACATGATAGCTAGCGGTGGAAAGGTGACAGACAATAAGTATCAGTGCCTATGGCAAAGCCCACTACATAAAGATTTGTTTGGCTTGTTGGCTGGCTGGTGGGTAAAGATTAATCCTACTGACTGGACGAGTGAGCAGCTGCTTTATATCGGAGAAGGTTTCATATACCACACGCTGCTAAACAATCAGGTTTGCGCTGCAGGCCGTGAAGGTATATTCACTTACGATGGTAACAGTGCGCTACCTATAGGCATAAATACACCACCCCCACCTATTGCTTATGGCGGTATCGACCAATCCAAACAGACAAGAAGTATCGCTATATCTTGGGTTCGAGGAAGTCTCGAGTCCGCACTGTCTGATTACGTAACAAGCGGTGCACAGACTGAAGTGGTTTTACCAATGGTTACAGACCCCACGGTTACAGGCGTGCACGTTTATTCTACAAGTTTAGGCGGTACCGATATGCAGCTAGCAGGTCGTGCCAGCGTAAATGATAATAGCTATCAAATCCTCGAGGATCACAAACTAGGTCGTGCGGCTCAATTCTCACACTTATCTGTTATGCCTACTGGTAAGCACTTATGTTATTGGCGTGGTCGTTTAATAACAGCAACAGCCAACGTGATTAGATTTTCGGAAGCATTGGCCTATCATCTTCACGATGAACGCCATGGCTTTATTCAGACAGGTCAGCGCGTCACATTCATACATCCAGTAGAAGGCGGTTTATGGGTAGGCCAAACAGACCACGTTATATTCATAGCAGGCACACAGCTAGACGATATGAGTATGTCAATCAAGAGCGCAAAACCACCAATACCTGATAGCGCAATACAGGTAAGCAGTAACGAGCTTGGCGAAGCCGCAGAGCTTGGTGGTCAAGTAGTAGTATGGCTGGCCAGTAATGGTTACGTCGCAGGAACAGGATCGGGACAGGTGATAGAGTACCAGGCAAAACG